AATGATAGACATTGGTAATAATAAGTACAGTCTTAAAAAAACTGCTGATATTATAAACGGTTCTATAGGACATATTGGTTTATGTAGTGGAATGGGTTGGTTTTCTTTAGCTTGTGGTAAAAAACCTGTTATATGGTATTCTACAAATACTAACTGTAAATATTTAACAAGTTTTAAGAAATGGTGGTTGCATAACAAAGCTACAGTTAAGTATTTTGATGAAAATTTTAATTTTATAGATTGTAATATAGCTTTAGATGGAAAAAAATACAGTTATATTAGTAGGTAACGGTCCTTCTTTATTAGATAACAAGAACGGTAAGAATATTGATAGCTTTAACACAGTAGTTAGGTTTAACTTATACAATACAGATAAACATACAGAATACACGGGAGTTAAAACAAATATATGGTTTACAGTCTCTAACGTAAGGATTACTAAAAGAAAAGTAGACGAGGTTTACTTTCATGTTTGGTCTAAAGACAAAGAAACACACCCGTATTACCTAAAACTACAAGAGTATTTTAACAATACTCAAGTTATCACCGATGAGTTATTAACTGAGATGAGAAGATACTTTGACAACCACTACGGTATGTTCAGTACAGGTATGATAGCAATATACGTTATGTTAAAACAGCATAAACAAATAACTTTAACAGGATTCGATTGGTGGGATCCAAAATATAAACTACACCATTACTTTGATTCTAAAGAACCTCAATTTGTAGAAACTAAAGGTAAAGGACATGAACCTACTTTAGAAAAAAAGTTTATAGACTCTTATGGAGATAGGATTCAATGGCTGTAATTGTGTGTAATATATAATCCCTTCGGGGTTTTCTCTATTTATTTTTATAGGAACAATCACTTTTTAACCTTAATTCTTTTAATATGAACAAAGAACAATTAAAAGAGCTTGTAAAAAAGTATTTTTCCCTTACCGAAATGACTGAGACAGGAAATACTTCAGAAGAAAAACAAAACTTTGATTCGGCTACTTTAGTTGACGGGACAAAAATTACTAACAAGAAAGATTCTTCTTTCGCTGTAGGTGATGAATTGTACGTTACTACGGAAGCAGGAGACGAAGTATTGGCTCCATCAGGCGAGCATACAACTGAAAGTGGTATTACTGTAACAGTAGATGGTGAAGGAAAAATCACTGGTATAGCTCGACCAGAAGGTGGTGATGAAGGCTCATTAGCAGAACACGAAGAAGAAATGTCTGCTGAAGAAGCTTCTGAAAACACAACAGAAGAGGTCAAGTTAGAAGAAGATGAGATCGATATGGACAGTCATCCTGAAGAGGAAACAATGGACATAAAAGAAGAAATCATCGAAGCTATCATGACCGAAGTAGGACCAGCAATAGAGGAACTACGCAACAAGTTGGCTGAGCACGAAACTATTATGACTGAACACGAGGAAAAAATGAAAGAGTACATGAGTGCTCCTTCTGAAAAACCTCTTGCTGAGTCTAAATACGCTAAGTCAAAAAGTAATTTTCAACAACCTAAAGCAGTGTACAATACTAAAAGGTACGAGAAAGCTTTATTTAACATAACCAATAATAAAAATCAATAAACATGGCAATTTCAGCAGCGGCTTTAGCCGATTTTAACGATCAGCTGGCAGGCAAGTTGGTAATAGATGCGATATACACGGGAAATACCGCGGAATACGTAACTGTACAACAGGGCATCAAATATTCTCAGCCACTTAATTTAGTGAGTGTAACTCCTTATTTTCAAGGGGGAGATGCAGTATCTACACCTTCAGGTTCAGCAGATTTTACTCAAAGAAACATAACTGTGACTAAACGCACAGCCTATGACAACTGGAACTTACAGCTCTTAACAGAGAAGTATACAGGAAAAGCTTTCTTACCAGAGGGCTCATACGAGGACACGATGACTATCTTAACAGAGATGTCTGACGACCTTGTAAAAAAAGCACAACAAAATAACGATGACTTTATTTGGAACGCAGTAAGTGGAGCAGCATTTGCTAACTCTACAGTAACTCCAGAAGCTGATGGATTCAAGACTTTAATCTCAGGATCTACATCAGGAGTAAACGTAGCAACAGGAATTGGTGCAAACGTAATTACTGGATCAACTGCATATGACCAAATCACAACAATGTTAGAATCAGTAGACGTTAACGTACTTGACGCTCCAGATTTAACTGTATGGTGTGGTACTTCAGTATTCCAAAGAATCGTAAATGGTTTAACTACTCAAAACTTATTTCACTTCGACCCAACAACAGTTGAAAGAAGAGGAGGTTTTTATGAAGTCCCATTACCAGGGTATCCAAATGTAAAAATTATCGGTACTTACGGTTTAAGATCTTCAGAAAGAGTAATCATAGGACCAGCATCTTCAATGGTAGTAGGTACAGACTTAGTTTCTGATACTAACAACTTCCAGATGTGGTACTCAATTGATCAAGATACCCTTAACTATAGATTAAGAAACAAATTAGGATGCCAGATTTCACATGCTTCATATTTTGTATCTAATGATCAAGCGTAAATAGAAGCATTGTTTAACTAAAAAACATAACATTATGGCATGTAATTTATCAAGTGGATTTTCTCTGGGCTGCCGCTCGTCGGTGGGAGGCATAAAAAACGTATATATACTATCTGGTTCAGTAACTTCAGTAACAGCAGCTTCGGGTGCTATTTCTGATATTGACGGAACAGGTACTTTTTATAAGTTTGAACTTCCAAGAAACGTCGGTGACTTCACAGAAACTCCAACTCCAAGTTTAGAAAACGGTACTGTATTTTACAGTCAGGTAACTAACATAGCGATGCATAAGTTACAAGCTTCTATTAGAAACCAAGTAAAAGTATTAACTCAAAACCCAGACCTTAAAATCGTTGTAGAAACGAATAATGGTGTGGACGATAACGTTGGGCAATTCTTTTATGTAGGTAGATATAGAGGAAGCACTGTAACAGGTGGAACAGGTGGAACCGGTACGGCATTAGGAGACGCAAATCAATATGCGTTAACTTTTGAAGCACAAGAACCTTTCCCGGCAGAAGAGATTACCACTTCCGGTAATTTAACTGACGCATTGACTACTATAACAGTTAGCTAAACTTTATTAGAAAAAGAAACGGGGTTGGTTGTGAGATCAATCCCTTTTTTTTATATTTAATTGTATGATAAACCTATATACAAACTTAAATACTGGTAGTATAGCGATTTGGCCTGTAACAGGAAGTGTTACTGGTTCAACGTTTTCTATGGAATTGACACACGATATGGACCTGGCTTCATCATCGTTTTCTTTGTCTTTAACCAATACACCTAATAATTTAAGTAAGTATTATGAGTTTACATATACAGGATCAGCTATTCCAACGGCAAGTGGACAGTATACTTACAACCTAAGAGACAACCAAGGAAGTGGACAACTAAAATGGTCTGAGGCAAACCAATTTTTTAGTACCATTCAAAGTATATGGAGTAATGTAGAACAATCTACAGGACTTCCAAGAAATATAGATACTGGTAGAGCATTTGTATTTGGTACAAATGATCCAACATTTACAAATTATGTTACTTCGAACGAAACCGGAGCATATACAACATATAACTCATAACATGGAAAAAAAATTTACATTCAAAAAACTTAATAACTCTTCACTTAGAGAGTTTAACCATCACGAATACAAAAAAGATAAAGACCAGAAGTATGTAAAGAACGGTAACGATAATATGTTTCCTCAGCACTTAATTGAGATGTATAACAAAAGTTCTGTTAATGCTTCTTGTATTAATGCTGTAGTAGAAGGTGTTATTGGTGAGGGACTAACAGCAAATGAAGAAATATACCTTAAAAGAGCAAACAGTCATGGTGATTCTTGGAATGACATATTTGCTAAATGTGCTCTTGACTTTAAGCTACACGGGAGTTTTGCTCTTGAGATAGTTTATAGTAATGACAGATCCAGGCTTGAGGCTTATCATATGGACTTTAGTACTTTAAGAGCTAAAGAAAAGAATAAGTACGGCCACATCCCAGGATACTTTATCTCGGACAAATGGGACAAAATGAATAGATTTTCAGGGATAGTATACAAAAATGAAGACGACATAGATTACCTTCCTGTATACAACCCAGAAAAGAAACAAGAAGAGGCCCACCAAATTTATGTTCACAGAGATTATAGACCTGGGCAAACATACTATCCATTACCTGATTATGTAGCAGCTCTTAGAATTATAGAGTTAGATACATCAATCGATGACTTTCACGTTAATAATATAAAGAATGGTTTAACTCCTTCTTTATCTATTACAACTTTCACAAATGGAAGCGATGAACAGTTAAGAGAGATAGAACAGCAACTACAACTCAACTACGCAGGTACTAATAATGCTGGTTCGTTAGTTTATATGGATGTACCGGAGAAAGAAATGGCACCAGTCATTACTCCAATCCCATCTAACCAAACAGATACTTATTATACTACTATCAATGATTTAGTAATGCAAAAAATACTTACAGCACACAGGATTACAAGTCCAATGCTTTTAGGTATAAAAGAAGCAGGACAATTAGGTGGTAGAGCAGAGTTATTAGATGCTCATTTATTATTCTTAAACCTGGTAATTTTACCTTACCAACAAGAGATGTTAAAATGCTTTGAAATGATTATGTCATTTAACTATCCGGACATTGTTCTTGGAATTAACCAAACAAGGTTACTTGAAGAAGGAGAACAAGACCAGGAAGTAGTAGTAAGTAACGAAATAAACGATGAAGAAGAGTCACAAGTAGATAATACTCCAAGTGAACCTTTATTAGCCTAAACCTATTTAATAGTATGACAACCACATTTTTAATATCAGAAGCAAAAGTAAGAAGCTTTACAAGTCTTAACAACGCAGTAGATAGTGAACTAATAAAAAACAATATTAGAACAGCACAAGACTACTGGTTACAGAATATAATTGGAACCGTATTATATCAAAAACTACTATCAGATGTTGATTCAAGTAGTTTAACAGGTAACTATAAAGAACTTGTTGATGATTATATACAGGACTACTTATTATACACTGTATACTACGAGACTTTAGAAGATATTTACCTTAGACCACGCAATAACGGCTTATTAATCCCAAATGGTGGTGAAAACTCAGACCCAGCAGCAAGAGATCTATATGATATGAAGAGACAGTCAATAAGAAATAAAATGGACTATTACGGTCAAAGACTAACAGAATACATTTTAGAAGAAGATAACCTATTCCCAGAGTTACAACAAGATACAAAACTTTATCAACAGATACCTGATTATAGTAACAAATACAAGAGTCCTTTTGTTATGAGAGGAGGTTACTTTTTAGATTTTGCTCGTTACTATGGAATAAGAACATTCGATAGACGATATAAACAATACCCTCAATAATGGCAGCAGATTTTAACTTAACCAATCAATACATATCACAAAGTTTTGACAACTTAGTTCAAAACTCTGGAAGTATACCAGTAGACGGTTTAGGTAACCAAATAAATAACCTAACAGTAACAGCGTCAAAAGCTACTAATGCCGATTCATCTTCTTTTTTTGGAGATGGTATCGTAACAGCATCAGCAGTAGCATCAACTATTACCTTTACAAAAGACAACGGAACAACATTTGACGTAACTGTATCTCAATCTGGTTCAGTAGAATCAGCTTCTTATGCTTCTTTTGCCGAAAATGCTAACAGTGCTTCTTATGCCGTAACAGCATCACATTTAACAGGAACGGTAACAAGTGCCTCGTATGCTGATAATGCTTTAAGTTCATCACATGCTCTGTTTGCCGATTTAGCAGCAGATGCCAATGATCTTATTGTAGGTGTAAAGAATACATTAGGGGTAAATATAACAAAGGGACAGACGTTACATGCTACTGGAGTTACAGGGCAAAACATTGACGTAATAACAGCTTCTTGTGATGGTGATATGCCAGCAATTGGTTTAGCTTTAACAGACATTAATGCTTCAGCTACAGGTAACGCAATCATAAGTGGTAAGATTATAGGTATTGATACTTCTACATTTACAGCAGGTAACAACGTATATGTAGGTAGAGCAGGAGCAATAACAGCAACAAAACCTACAGGATCATCATTTATTCAAAACATTGGTATTGTAGGTAAGGTAGACGCATCAGATGGAGAATTGGTAGTTCTTGGTTCAGGTAGAACAAATGACTTACCAAACCTAACAACAGACTATGTATGGAAAGGAGATGCTAACGGTGTTCCACAAACAGTAGCAACATCATCAATTATACCAACAACGGCAAATACAGCATCTTATGTAGCAGGAGCAAATGTGGATGGAACAGTAGCAAATGCAACTTCAGCATCTTTTGCAAGTAACTCAAACACTGCTACATCAGCATCACATGCTATAATAGCAGATAGTGCTTTAAGTTCTACAACAGCTACTTCAGCAAGTCATGCCGTAAGAGCAGACATAGCAGATGATTTAGATTCTACAGCAAGAATAAACATAACTGATATTACTGCAAGTAATGCTTCATTTACTTCAGCCTCTATTGGTTACTTAAAAACAATAACAGGTTCAGCAACAATCATAGGAGATGAATACATCATCTTAAATGCTGATTCACCAACAAAGAGATTTGCAGGAGTAAAAGTATACGACAGTGGATCTGGTTTAACAGGATCGTTTGAATGGGATAGTGTAGATGATAACTGGATACAGGTCGAAACAGGAGGAGAGTCAGCAGGAATGCTTACAGGTGTATCAGGAAGTAAAGGATCAGAGGTTTATCCAAGCTCCAACACTTTAATAAAAGGAACAGGTAACCATACAGTAACTGATACAAACATAACTGATAATGGTTCTACAGTTAAGATAAACTCTAACTCACAAATAACAGGTTCGTTAAAAATAACAGGAAGTGCTTTAGATGCATCAACAATAAATGCAAACTTAAAACAAACCTTTACAGCACCAGCTTACGGTAATCAAGCAACATTTAATGAAGTTAGCGGTGTACCAAATGCAAGTGTTGTACTACAATATTATGTAAATAACTTCGGTGCAGATTATCAAAATGCTTATGTAACAGAGTTCTGGGATAGTTTTGGATTTAATTTTGGAACAGATTCTGTCCACAAACAAAACTTATACAAAGTAAATCAAAGAATATCAGGATCTTCAGGAAACAGATATAACGTTTTAGAGTTAAGAGATAACAATGACGCAACTGGTAAGTATCTTCTTAGAGCTGCTGATACTTCAAGATTTCAGTTAATCTCACCAGTAACAGGATTTGAATTTTCCGGTTCAATTGATTCACAAGATGGTATAACAGCACCATCATTTACAGGTTCATTACTGGGAACAGCTTCATATGCTGCTAACGCAGGTGATTGGGATGGTTCTTATTTAGGTAACGCATCAATAACTGGTTCACTTATAGTATCAGGAGGTAACTTTGATGTCTTAGGAGCAACAAGAAATGGTTCTTCTATAGATTCAAACTTCAAACAGAATTTAGCAGCACCAGGACTTAACAACCAGTATGATCTTATAGCAGTACCATCAACTACAATAGATAATAGAAGTTATACAAATGTAAACAACTTCTTTGCCGATTATAGTGGTTTTGGTTCACAATATAAAGATTACTTTGCTATAGAATACTACGACAGCTTTAGTTACAATTTCGGTAGTGAGTTTTCTGTAAACGGTGTAATGGCTAATATATCGAATAAACCAAGCGCCACTCAATTTGGTCAGTTTAAGGCCCATCAGAAAGCACCAGCAGATATAGCATCAGGAAGAGGAACAGTATCTGGTTCACATGTAATCATGCAGGCAGGTGGATCTGGTTCACAGGCACTTATACAAGGTTACAACGGGGCTTCTGTTCTAATACAGTCTGTTGGATCACAAGGAGGAGAAGCTGCTTATATGGATCTTATTTCTACAAGTAGTATAAATGTACAAACTCAGGCTGACTCGATTAGTCTTAAGAGTGGATTATCAACAGGAGGTTTCTATCTAAATGTAACTGGATCTGTAACACAACCGATACAAACAGTTAGTATAACCTCTAACACAGGTTCACTTGAAAACTTTAAGACTAACTTCCATACTATAACGCTTGTTTCTGGATCTAATACACATCTTGAGATGCAGACAGCATACGCAGGAAGACCTGGTCAAACAATAAGTTTAGAGGTTAAACAACCAACAACAGCAACAGACTCGTATGGAACGTTATC